GTGGGAAGGGGTTCCCTGATCTCGTGATGGCGCGCGCCGGGCTGGTGATCTTCGCCGAGCTGAAGGCGACGATCGGGCGGCTGGCCCCCGAGCAGTCGGAGTGGCTCGCGGCGCTCGATCCCGGCATCTGCTTCTCGCGGCACCGGGTCGTTGTCTGGCGTCCCGTGCATTTGTTTGACGGGACGATCGACGACGCACTGGCCGGCCCGTGATGATAGCTCGCAAACTGCCAGTGCGCAGATTCCGGCGCGTGGCGGGTGGTTGGGCTGAGACGACCAGGACGTCCCAGTACGTCCTGGTCGTGGAGAACGACGGGTGGCATACGGCCATTGCGCGGGGCGATCGGGCAGAGATCGAGCGGATATATCGCAGTATGAACCCGACGGTAGCCGGGCTGAGGATCGAGGCAGCATGAGGGCAGGACTGTGGGCGCTGGCTGGGCTGGTGACCGAACCGCTGTACCGCCGGACGCACTGGCGGTGGGCGCGAGCGCTGGAGGACGCGGTATATCGGCGGCATATCGAGGGGAGTGATGCAAGGCGATGAGCGCGATTGATGAGTACGAGGAATGGCCGTGGATCGGCGTGGCCGATCTCGTGGAGCTACTGAGGATGGCGGAGCGTCGGTCTCCGGGCGCGCAGCTGGTCGCCGATGACGTACCGCCGATGATGAGCATGAGTCATGCCGCCCCGCAGGGCCCTTGGCCAGACGAGGCGACGGTCGCGGTATCTGAGCTCACGGTCAGGATTGCGAAACTAGATCACATGACGAAGAAGCTGCTGGACGCGCTGGAAGCCGCCGCGAGGGAGCCGTCGGTCGAGACGGATGAGCGGGTCTGCGCGGCCATCGGCGCGCTGCGCGGCCGGCCGGCCGACAACCCGCACGACTGGGGGGCGTGGTCCCCTGTCGCCAGCCTAGCCCTCGGTGGCCGATCCGTGCAGATGCGGCAGTGCATCTACTGCCGGACGGTCGTCATGTCCGAGCAGCCGTCCCTGACCGACTGCGATCCGGGAGATGAGCAGCCATGAGCCGGATACGCATGGCCATCTGGTGGTGGCTGTATGAGGTGTGCTACCGGATGATGCAGCGCGCCGACGCACGACACACCCGCGTGGGGCATCAGCGGGCGAGACGAAAGGCGCGCGGATGACGACCGACAAGAGCCGTGAGACGCTCGCGATCCGCAACGACATCACCTGGGTGCTGCTGTCCAGCATCGCGCATGCTGCGGTCGAGGCAGCTGAGGTCGAGGACATCGCGACGCTCAAACGCATCCAGACGCGGCTCGTGGCGCTGATCCGGGACATCGACGCAGGACGGAGTGCCGCTGATGACTGATGAGCAGGCAGCCGAGCATCGGAGGGCGTGCAACCTCCTGATCTGGGCGATCGGCACACGGCTCGATCGCGCCGAGGACGCCGGACACCACGACGTGACTGAGGCGATCCACGAGGCGCTTGACGCGGCGATGGCGGTGCTCCGGCAATTCGAGGCGACCCGCCGATACCCCGCGCAGAGAAAGGACACAACGAGTGGGAGTTGACCTGTATCTGAACGACGCGAAGGGCCTCGTGCGTGTCGAGCCGTTCGACGAGGGCGGACTGCGGCCGGCCGCGATGGTCGGGGGCGTTCTGACGGCGATCCCGTCGATCGAGGCGCGCGTGTCGATCACCTACAACTACTCGCCGGTGCTGGCTGAGGTGCTGCCCGGCTTCACGGGATTGGTCGATCTCTTCCATGGGCGTCGTGCCGGGGATGTTGCGCCCGATCTCCGGCTCATCGTCGAGGCGTGCGGCGCCGAGCGTGATCGCGACTACTGGCAGCCGACACGGGGGAACGTCGGGACGGTCCGGTACGACCTGTCGGCGCTGGGGTCCGACGCGCGGGAGACCGTCTGGGCGCTGGCGCGGTTCGCGGAGCTGCGCGGGATTGGGAAGCACACGACCTACGGCATGGGGCGGGTGAGGCTGAGAGCGTGATAGGGGCGCAGATGGCAGACGGCGACAGGACTGAGCGCGAGACGGTGGCGAGCACTGCGGCTGCGCTGGCGCCTGCTGTGCCGCGACGGTTGGAGGAGTGGCGCTGCCCGAAGTGCCGGACGTTCCTCGGTGCTGAAGCGATTGAGGCCGGCGAAATCCGGGTGACATGTAAGCGTTGTGGTACGGTGAACATACTGAAGGTGATTGTTCGTCCCTCGGAGTAGTGCTACGGTACGGAACAGGCACACGGTAGACGCCGTGCGTTAGACGCGCTACACTATCCATAACGAAATAGGCAAGGGCCACTGGCCCCGGTAGTTGTGACAGATACGTCACGACGGCCGGGGCTTTTTGTATTGCTGAGGAGATCATGCCCACACGACCGCTCCGTCCGTGCCGACACCCTGGCTGCCCGCGCCTGACATCGGGCGGTTACTGCATGGAGCACGCACAGGGATCGGCACGGACAGGCCGGGCGCGAGACGCGGCGCGGGGGTCGGCGGCGCGGCGGGGGTACGGCGGCGAGTGGCGAGCGGTGCGGGCGGCCGTGCTGCTGCATGAACCTCAGTGCCGTGCGTGTGGTGGCCGAGCTACTGAGGTCGATCACATCGTCCCGTTGCGGCTCGGTGGGACACACGCGCTGGCCAACCTTCAGCCACTCTGCGCCTCGTGCCACCGCCGCAAGACCGCAAGCCAACAGCCGGGGGCGGGTCGGAAGTCTACGATTATGTCAAGGCCACAACCCGCGCCTTCACATAATTCTCGCGCCCGCGATCAAGCAAATCGGGGCTCGTTATGACGAGTGGCGGGGATCGGCGCAGTAAGCCGATCGCGTTGCGTGTTTTGCAGGGGAATCCTGGCAAGCGGGCGATCAATCGGAACGAGCCGCAGGTTGAGCCGCTGGCTGATCTCCGGCCGCCAACGTGGCTGGACGCGACGGCGCGGCGGTGCTGGCGTGAGAACGCGCCGGTGCTGGCGCGTTACGGGCTATTGGGCGAGGCGGACGTGATGGCGTTCGGACTCTACTGTCAGGCGTGGTCGCGATACCGAGCGACACAGACCGCGCTCCGAGAGATCAAGCCGGACGACGAGCGATACCGGGCGATTGTCATAACGCTGGAGAAGGCCGAAGCGTCGATGCGCGCGATCGCCGGGGAGTTCGGCATGTCGCCGCAGAGTCGGGCGCGACTGAGTGTGACGGGCGGGCCGAAGGACGTGGATCCGATGGAAGAGCTGCTGAGTGGTCGCCGCAGCACCGGCTAGCAGCGCCGTGTTGGCGCGGGTGACAGGGTACGCCGAGGGCGTTGTGGCGGGCGATATCGTCGCCGGCCAGTTGGTGCGCCTGGCGTGCGAACGGCACCTGGCCGATATTGAGACTGCGGGGCTGCGCAGTCTGGCATGGGATGACGACGCGGCCGATCACGCGATCCGCTTTATCGAGCAGTTGCGGCATAGCAAGGGCGAGTGGTCAGGGAAGCGGTTCATCCTGGAGCCGTGGCAGGTCTTCATCGTCGGTTCGGTCTTCGGCTGGTATCGCGAGGATGGAACGCGGCGGTTCCGTGAGGCGTACACCGAGGTTGCGCGGAAGAACGGCAAGACGCAGCTGCTGGCCGCGATCGGGCTCTATCTGGCGTTCGCCGATGGGGAGCCGGGCGCGGAAGTCTATAGCGCGGCGACGAAGCGTGACCAGGCGAAGCTGTGCTGGGCTGAGGCTGATCGGATGGTGCAGAGCACGCCGGCACTCGCGCGGCTGATCCAGCGCACGCCATCGAAGGCGAACCTGTCGCGGCTCAGCACATTCTCCAAGTTCGAGCCGTTGGGGCGCGACGCGGATACATCGGACGGACTGAACCCGCACGCCGCGATCGTGGACGAGCTGCACGCGCACACGAACCGCGACATGGTCGACGTGCTGCGCACCGCGTTCGGCGCGCGCCGACAGCCGCTGCTCTGGTCGATCACGACGGCAGGGTGGAACCAGCAGTCGATCTGGTGGGAGATGCGTTCCTACGCGACGAACGTGCTTACTGGCATTGTCGGCGACGATTCGCTGTTCTGCTACGTCGCGACACTGGACGCCGGCGACGACTGGCGTGACGAGGCGGTCTGGCCGAAGGGGAACCCGAACCTCGGGGTATCGGTCTATGTCGAGTCGTTGCGTGAGGAGTGCCACCGGGCGGAGCAGATACCCGCGCAGCAGAACGCGTTCCGCCGGCTGCGGCTCAATGAGCCGACGGAGCAGACCGAGCGCTGGCTGGACATGGCGACATGGGACCGCAACGACGCCGCGCCGGATCTATCGCCCGGCATGATCGTCTTCGCCGGGCTTGACCTGTCCTCAACGATCGACCTGACTGCGTGTGTTGCGGTTGCGCCGCGCGATGGCGGATACGACGTCGTCGCGCGCTTCTGGCGACCAGGCGACACAGTGTCCGAGGCTGAGCGGCGCGATGGCGTGCCGTACCGGCAGTGGGCAGACGAAGGCTGGTTGACGCTGACCGACGGGACGGCGATCGACCCGGTGATGATCGCCGATGAGATCGTCGATTGGCTCGCGCCGTACACGGTGCCGGAGCTGGCGTTCGATGCCTGGAACGCGGCCGGGGCGTCGGCGCGGTTGCAGTCGGCGGGCGTGACGTGCGTCGCGATGGCGCAGGGGTTCGCGACATACAGCGAGCCGTGTCACGCACTGGAGGCGCTGCTTCTGGAGGGGCGCATCCGGCACGGGGGGAACCCGCTGCTGCGCTGGATGGCAAGTCAGGTGACGGTGAAGTTCGGGCCGAATGACGCGATCCGGCCGTACAAAGCACACGGTTCGGGCATCCGCGACGACGGGATCGTGGCGCTGTTGATGGCGCTGGCGCGAGCGCGGGTGCATCAGCAGGCGGGCGCCACGTTCACTGAGCCGCGATTCTGGGACATGAGCGAATGAGCGACGTGATTGAGCTGGTCGGCATGGTGCTCGTGATTGGCGCGCTGGCCGCGCTGGCCGCGCTGCTGTGGCTACCCGCCGGGGCGGTCGTCGCGCTGGTCGGGGGCGTCGGACTGGTTGTGCTCGGCAATGTCGCAGGCGGTGACCGATGACGATTATGCGGTCGTTGCTACGGCGGGGAGAGCGGGCGGCGGCGTTGACTGTCCGCGATGACATCATCACGAGCGACCGCCTGATCGGCGCGTTCTCTGGCCTCGGTGGTGGGTCGGTCGTGCTCGACACGGACTACACCGCGAACTACGAGGAGATCGCGCGACGGCAGCTCTGGGTGCGTATTGCGGTCAATAAGCTGGCCTACTCGATCGGGCGGTTGCCGCTCAAGGTCTACGCCGACCACGAGCGGGACGGGCGCGACCGGCTGACGACGGGGCCGCTCGCCGATCTGCTCCGCCGGCCGAACGAATCGAAGGAGACGGGCAACGCCGTCGGGTTCCAGGCGCGGCTGGCATACGACCTGTTCGTCTACGGCAATGCGATCGTCGTGAAGGCGCAACGCCGGCCTGACAGGGCGCCGGACCAGCTGATCCCGATCAGCCCGCGTGGGTTCGCGATCCGCGATGGGATGTACGTCCACACGCACGCCGAGTCCGGGACGGAGACGGTCTACGAGCCGTGGCAGATCATCCACCTGATGGAGCCGGGGCCAACCGCGAGCGGCATCGGCGTCTCGCGGCTTGAGGCTGCGCGACTGACGCTTGCGATTGAGTACGCGGCGCAGCGCCTCGGCGTCGCGACGTTCCTCAACGGTGCGCGACCGGGCGGGATCATCAAAGTGAACGACCTGCCGACCGATCCGGCGGCGCGGTCTGCGGTGATGGAGCGGTTCAAGGCTGAGGTGCGTGCGCGTCTGGGCGGCGTCAACCGCGCCGGTCTACCGGCCGTGCTTGAGGGCAACATCGACTGGTTGTCGCTCTCACATAACCTCGATGACTCAGCGGTTGTCGAGCATCGGCAGTTGACGCGCGAGGAAGTCGCGGCGCTGTACGACATTCCCCAGCCCGCGATCGGCATTCTCGACGAATCGAACTTCGCGTCCGTCGACCAGCTGCACCTGATGTTCTACCAGGACTCGCTCGGGTGGCCGATCAACCTGATCGAAGAGGTTCTCGCGCGGCAGCTCATCGACGGCGTGCCGGAGTTCGCCGGGCAGCTTGTCGAATTCGACCTCAACGCGGTGATGCGCGGCGCGTTCGCGCAGCGGATGCAGGGGTATCAGATCGGCATCAACGGCCGCATCTTCACACCGGACGAGGTGCGCGGCTGGGAGAATCTGCCGCCGATGGCAGACCAGCAGCCTGACGCCGGGCTGCTGCAATTCCCGCTGAACTTCTCGGTATCGCCGGAATCGCCCGGCAAGGAGGCGCCATGACAACGGAACTTTCGTATCCGCGCATCCGGCGAGCGATCGCGGAAACACCCTGGGCGATCGTACCGGAGAAGCTCGCGGACATCATGGCGATGGTGGCCATCCGCGCCGCCGGCGGCACGCTGACTGACGAAGAGATCGCGCAGCGCATCGGCGCGGCCATGGCGAGACCGCGCCCAACGTCGCGCGCTCCTGACATCGCCGTCCTGCTGCTGGTCGGCACGATCTCGCACCGCATGGGCATGATGTCGCGCTCAAGCGGGGGCACCAGCGTCGAGGAGTTCCAGCAGGCGTTCCGGGACGCGGTGGCCGATCCGCAGGTGTCGGCGATCGTGATCGACGTTGACTCGCCGGGAGGGGCCGTCGCGGGTGTCGACGAACTGGCAGCCGAGATCTACCGCGCCCGTGGCACGAAGCCAATCACGGCGGTGGCGAACACGCTGATGGCCAGCGCGGCCTACTGGATCGCCAGCGCGGCCGATCAGGTCGTGATCACCCCGTCCGGGGAGGCTGGCAGTATCGGCGTGATCGCCGCGCACGAGGATCAGAGCGCCTGGTACGAGCGTATGGGCGTCAAGGTCTCACTGGTCACGGCCGGGCGCTACAAGGGCGAGAACAACCCGTTCGAGCCGTTGACTGACGAGGGGCGCGAGGCCATTCAGGCCCGCGTCGATGAGTCCTACGGGCGCTTCACACGCGCCGTTGCGCGCCATCGTGGCGTGGCGGTTGAGACCGTGCGGGCCGAGTTCGGCGAGGGCCGGATGTTCGGCGCGCGCGAGGCCGTCCGGCGCGGGATGGTCGACCGTGTGGCGACGCTCGATGCGGTGCTTGCCGACGCCGGAGTGCGGCAGGCGGGTCAACCGCGCGCGACGGCGCAGATCCACACACTCACTTTTGAGGACCAGGCAGCGGCGGCGCTTACTGCCGTCCAGTCCCTCCAGTCTCGCGTCGAGGCGCTTACTGCCTTGCGTGCGGGGCGACCGTCCCCGGTTGCGGCCGATAACGTGCCGCTGATTGAGGCCCATCGCGACGCCTATCGGGTGATCGCGGGAGCGTATGACGCGCTCCTGGCGATGGCGCCTCGTCCCGGTCTGCCGACCAATCCGCAGGCGGCAGACGTGTTCCTGGACTTTCTGGCGATGGAAGCCCGCCGAAACGGCGTGAGCATCTAGGAGGAGATTCACATGTACCGAACCCTGGCAGAGAAGAATGGACGGCTGGCGCATCTGCGCGGCGAGTGGCAGACGCTGTGGTCGTCGAAGCCGGATCGCGACTTCAGCGACGACGAGGTTGCGTCACTGCGGCAGATGAACGAGGAGATGACCGACCTTGCGGCCGGCATCGAGCAACTGCAGGAACTGGAGGCGATGGCCACGCGTAACGTGGGGCCGTCGGGGCTGCCGATCGTGGTGGACCGCGACACGCAGCAGAAGGCTGCGCCGGCGCAGCGACTGCGGAGCACGCGTGAGGTGCTGGAAGCGAGCGAGGGGTATCGCGCGTTCCGTGAGCGGCGCGGTGGCACCGTCGCGTTCGAGTTCGGCGCGGACACCCGGCTTGGCGCGGCGTTCGACCCGGAGGTCGGCGCGACGCTGCTGACGCTCGCGGATATCAACGTCCCGGCGCAGCGACTGCCGGGCATCGTCCCGATGGCGCTGGAGGAGCGCACGATCGCCGACCTGATGCTGCCGGGCACGACCGACGGCAACACCATCGAGTACTACGAAGAGACGACGTTCACGAACGCCGCAGTCGAGACGGCGGAGGGCGGGACGAAGCCGGAGGCCGCGCTCGACTACACGCTGCGCACGGAGAGTGTGCGCAAGATTCCGGTCTGGTTGCCGGCGACTGACGAGCTGCTGGCCGATTTGTCGCAGATGCGGGCGACGATCGAAGGGCGGCTCATCTTCATGGTGCGGCGTCGCGAGGAGACGCAGCTTCTCGCCGGCGACGGCAACGCGCCGAACATCTCCGGCATTCTCGACCGCTCCGGGATCCAGACGCAGGCGAAGGGCGCCGATCCGGTGCCGGACGCGATCTACAAGGGCATGACCAAGATTCGGTCGGTTGCGTTCGCCGAGCCGACGGCGGCGGTGTTCCACCCGAACGACTGGCAGGATGTTCGGCTCCTGCGCACCACCGATGGCGTCTATATCTGGGGTTCTCCGGCCGAGGCTGGGCCGGAACGCATCTGGGGGCTGGACGTCCGGATCACGACCGCGATGACGGAGAACACCGCGCTCCTCGGCGCGTTCAAGCCGTACGCGCAGATCTTCCGGCGCACCGGCATCACGGTCACCGCGTCGACCGAGCACTCGACGTACTTCATTGAGAACAAGGTCGCGATCCTGGCCGAGGAACGGCTGGCGTTGGCGGTCTATCGGCCGGCCGCGTTCTGCACCGTGACCGGCATCTAAGTCGCGGGGCGAGGAACCCGGCTTCGGGTTC